TCAGTTAAGTTATACATATTTCTATTGACACTAAATGCGCCAACATGGGAAGCAATTAGACATTCGGTCTTACCATGATGCTCAACAATATCAAATATCTGCTTCCTGCCTGTCGGAGTACAGTGTGATATATCTATTAGTATACCAAGATCAAGCATTTTTTCAACTGCTTTTTCTCCGATTGGTGTAAGTCCTTTTGTTTCATCCCAACGTCCAAGCATTTCTCGCCAGTCTTTGCTGTGGCTTGAACCATATTCTGGAAATGGGAATACTGGATACGCACAATCGTTTTCATAGAAGTGTGCCAGTGTAATATATGCTACACCTGCATCATAAAACTTTTGTATATTATCTAAAACCGCTTTTTCTTTTTCTTGGTAACTAAGAGGTGCGTCAAATGGATATGTTGATGCGGAATTGTTCTGTAAAGAATGTCCTCCTTCAACTGAATGAACCAAAGCTAAATGTCCATCATCAATAGCTTGCTGAATGTCACTAGACTGTTTACAAACTTTTATGTTTCTATTGCCTGCGATCTCGTTCCAGTCGTGTGCTTCTTTTTCTATTTCATATATTGTACCCATTGTGGCATCGAAATAACTTTTATTATATATTTTACGCTTTACTTCTGGGAATAAGCTAAGTATGAGTTTTGTTTTGCCTACATCAGTATACCATCCACCTTCTGGTATGTATGCGGTAGATAACATAATATCTAAACCGCCATTCATAATCTTAGGAAATGTAGCTCTATTACTAAAAGGCCAGAACTTTTCCTTGAAGAAACCAGCTAGGAACTTTGTCTTGCTACTTTTTAGATCACGGTTAAATATAGTTTTCTTGATCGCTGAGTGGCAGTGCATATCAGCGATGATGCTTGTTTGATGTAGTTTTTCCCAGTTCATTACTGATTGTTTCTCCAGAAGTTCATATAAAACATAGGCATTGTATATATATTATTGTAATACCCATTGTAATAATATCTAGGTCTTTGGTAATTGCCATAATTATTATTGTAGGTTGGCCTATAATTGTAAATAAATACATTTGTATTGTAGCCGTATCTATTGAAACTGTAATTGCTATTATAACCAGCGCCATTAAAAGAATAATAGTTAGGCTTATAGTTATATTGATAGAAGTTATTATTGTTCGTAGTGTTTTGACCAAACGCGCTACTGCAACTAAACAATAATGTAGCCAATACTGTGAATAAAAATTTCATATTAAATCTCCAATTAAAAAAGTAAGTAGGGGATAGAGGAATCGAACCTCTATCGTCGGTTTAGAAGACCGATGTTCTATCCGTTGAACTAATCCCCCATTAAAATAGTTCTGGGTCTTCTTCTCCCCAATCTGCATCTCTTGGATGTATTAATTCAAATCCCAGCTTTTCAAAGTATTCGTAAGCCTGATACTTATTAACAAATCTCATTACAGGATCAACAACCCTTGTCTCTGCATTTTTCTCAAAAACAATCCAGTGTCTATCCATGTCTTCATATACAATTATATATTCTACTTCAGGCATTATAACTTATCAACCCTAAAACCATCTGAATTAACCTCTATAAGTCCGCATCCTTCACAAAGAACAATAACAGACTCATCATCTTCACAAAGACCATTGAGGTCATTGTTGTCTGCATATTCTTCTCCAAATAGTTCATGCGTACAGCTAAAACAAAAATCAGCCATTATAACTCCATAATAAATTATACTGGTACTATTTGCATACCAAATAACGGTATAGTAAAAGCACCACCAGTGTAAGTATATACTGCCGCTGCCGCCAATGACTTGGCAAGTAAAGCTCCAAAGCTACTTAATACAGCAACTAAAGGAGTACAATTCATAAACGCATAATATATATAATATATATAGCAGGTTATCCCACAAAGAAATAAGAATACAAGTCCTCCACTAATTCCTTCATCTTGAAATACAGCCGCAATTACCCAATAATAAAAGATAACATGAGCTATTGCCGCAGCTATACCAAGTAGAGCAAGTAAACCTCCAAATAAAACTTTAGCAAGTGCGGCACTAGATACAACTGCCAATATCAAAGACATTAACATTAGCGATAAGCCGAATACACCAAAGAACAAAAGTCTCTTCTGCATCTGCTCTTTTTTAATAGAGACTTTCTTTTGTTCAAATTCGTAAAATGCTTTCCAATTATTCATCTAATGATCCTTGCAAAAGTAATTATATATAATTAGGCTCGCTATAATGCTTAATATATATGAACCTGTTAAGTCCTCTATTACATGCTTATGTTCCATAAGTAAAGCGAGTCTTTCGGTGCTAGTCATGCTCATGCCCATGATAGTCGCTACTAAGTTCTTTCATGTCATTGTTCATTGCTTCTATCGTATTCCCTAAGATTTCTAATGTTTGTTTGGTTCTATATAGACAGTAAAAGCCATATCCTACGGCTCCAAGAGAAATAACTGCTAATCCGATCTTTACTAATTCCATTTAATAGCTCCTTGTATTATTTTTCCCAATTAACAGGTAACAAACTCAGTATACTATACTTTCGGTCAGTTGCAACCCTTTTCTTTAATATTTTTAAGATTTTTGCAAATGTAAACATTAGTGTTAGACCTAGTAACGGACTTAATATAAGACCCATCGGAAAAATGGTAGTAATAGCAATAGCATTTATGCAAGCAAACTTTTCTACGTCCATTTCTTCTTTAATATCTCAATAAAGGTTTTAACATTCATTTCAAACTCGATATTTCCTTCTTCATCTATACTGACCTCCACTTCGTCTGGAGATTCTGCCGCCATCTTTTGTAATTCATATGTTAAATCGAACTTATCCATCATAAGGCCATATTTCCGCTAGTGCGGAATTAACTACAGGTATATCTATTATCCATCTACCATATTTACCAGTTTTATGAGTGGTGAAATATAAATAGCCTTCATCGTCTAAGTTCTCGTGCATTAGATTTGCAAACGCCCATGTAGCTTTGTCAAAATCCTCATGACCTCTCTCTGGAGTATTAACTCCTTTAAGTCTACATCTAATCTTAGCGTGCATATAAAACCCTAGATCAATATCTAAGTCCACAGTATCGCCATCTACTACTCTAAGGATTTTACCTCTATAACCATTGTGTACAAAATCGCCCATAACCTTTTCTCTATCTGCTAATAACTAAGATGAAAGTACCAATTAATGTAGCTATAACAAAATATATACCAAGCTCGGACAAGAGTTTTCTCCTCTTGTATTCATCTTTTTTCTTGGCTCCATAGCTTCTATAAGGCACTTTAATATAATTTCCTGTAAAAGAAGTTTAATTTATATTTTAATTCTGTTTTTTTGTAGACACAGAGGAATAAACAATTTAGCTTGAACGTGAACAGAACTTACTACATACATTATAACCAATATACCGTCCTAATGCAAAGGCAATTAAAGACACTAGAAAAATAGGGGTAAAGTCAACAATCATATCATATACCATAGTAATAATACTCCTAAAGAAATCAATGTGTTAAAGTTTCAATGTTAAGTCTGAATGTGGTTCCTGCGCAATAAGTATATATGCTGGAATTTTTGCCCAAAGTTGGTGTTATTTGGTTCTTATTGTGGGAATATTACCCATTTGTTGGATAGTCAATGAGCATATCGGGCTTATTTGTTTGGTTATGTGGGCTGTGTATACCTATTCCTGTAGGTTTAATAGCAAGAAAGTAACTGGTAATGCACACAACTTCCATCTGATTGACCTTGCAGAAACGTTTGTGGTACAAATTGATCCTGCCGAACTGTGTGTTGCCCTTGATCCAGCCATCATAGGTGAAGAATTTATATCTACCATCATAGCCTCTTGGCCTTCCGCACTTAGTTAATATACTAGCCTTGATGTACTCTCCAAGATTAGGAGTATATTTAATAAGGTCTGTTATGTTCACGCTCTTAGTATTATTATTAGACTTGGGAGCGTCTTTAGTATTATTGTTAAGTTCTTGGTGCATAGTAGCCTCCATACAGTTACTCCTTAGATAGTTGTCTGGGTTTGTTTCCCTCATTATAATATACACATCGTCTTTTGCAAGGCGGAACTTAATATTTTTTTGCCGGAACTTAGATAAATTTGAAAACAACTTGGAACAATCTGTGCAATTTGGGACTTCTGGAAACGATAATAAGGTGATTACTCGATTAGTTTTTCGTTAATCGCTAGCCACTTGCCCGTTAGTCTACACGTTCTTTCGCTAGTAACTCACATCAATCAATTAGCAAAAAGAAAAGTAGTGTGGGGCGATCACTTAGTTTATATGCTGGGCGGGATTCATACTAAGACGTTAGTTATTATACTTCCTGCTCATCCAACGAAAGGAACTTTATATATACCTCTACACTGTGTATATATCTCTAATGAACCGCAAACGTAAAAAATTTTTCCCTTATTATTTGTCGCCCCCAATATAGACTTATCTTATGCCTAGAAATAATACTAATCCATATGATCCACCTAAAGAGTATAATAAAGCGCGCCTTCCTAAATATGAAGAACCAGTAATAGACTGGGCATCTTTAATTATAATAATAGGATCATTATCTGCAATAGCCACCATTACTCTTCTTGCTATTTTATTATTTGGAAAAACCTAGAGCACCCAGAGCCCAAGCTCCAGCCAGTTGTCTTGAAAGTTTAGAAAAGACACAGAGCCTCGGTTAGCAGGGCTGGCAGTCTCAGCAGTTGTCAGAAAAGAAGGGGATGTACAAATCCCGCAGGCCAGCAGAGCCGTAGGTCGTAGCAGTTGTCAGGAGAGATAGGGAGTGACATATAGAGGGGATACCCCTCCGTAGAGGGGGTTATTCTGGACAGCCAATGTCAGTCAGCCAGTCGATGCAGTCTTCCACTGGTATGAATCTGGTCACTGGTTGGTCTTCAGCACCTAGCATACACTCGAACTGAGGAAACTCATTTTCCACCCAGCTTTCAAGCAAATCCAAATCCTGAGATAATACTATTTCTTTAGGGACAATAGTTTCCATATAACTATCGGTAGAATCCCTATACAATTCCACCAATAGAACACCATCAAAATCTTCCATTCGTTTTCCTCCAAGTAAAAGTTATACCCCTAGTATACTATAATATCGACCATTCTCAACAAATACTTTATCAGAATCCCGAGAAAATGTTGACTATTTTCCCCACCTTTCGGGGGGTGTGGGAGCCGGGGGCCCTGCCCCCCATCGGAGGGGGTAAAATTACCGCCGGCAGAACTTGCCCACCGGCGGCAACGCGCTAGCGCTCGTTTACCCATCTCAGGAATCCCGAAATGAGACCCGTGACGAACGCTAGCACCACCACTACTACAAGGGTTACGCTAGACTTGTCGTTATTCAAGCACTAGCCATATAAATCTTCTCGAAGTCCTTATCGGTAAGAGTATTGGCACGGGCAACCATGCTCTCCCATCGTGACTCAGAGACATCCAGCAAGCTACCGCCGATTTCATCGAACCGAACCCAACCTTTGTTGTCCAGCACTTGACCAGCGCGAGTAACCGCATTGACCACACCAAACAGGTTTTTGTCGGCTCGCTCGTAAGTAGCCCACTGATTAAACACTTCAGACGCTTCAGCTTTAGATAGCTTGTATTCACTAGCTACCACACCGAACACGTTCTTCATGCGAACGTCAGAAACTTCCATCTCTTGAAGTTCAAGCAACTTGCGAACGCCCATAGGTAGGAGCGGTAATTGCTCGTTGATATTTTCAGAGATAAGACCGCCAAGTTCAACCAAGTCAATCGTCCCAATGTGACGCTTCTTGATTTGCTTGCCAGATACCTGACCCCAAATACAACCATTCAAGCAGATAGAACGGAATAGACTAGGCGTTTGAGAAATACGGCGTTTACCGATTTCACAGTTACCGATAGACATCATTCCGCCATAGTCGGAATCGTCAGATTGACCATAGTCAATAATGGTATCAGGTAGAAGAATATTACCGTAGATAGTATCCTCATCACCTCGCCAGTGAGACAGTCGGCCTTCGGGCAGATTCTGTTTCAGCTGTTCCAAGTACCAACGGTTATCAATCGGCGCGTATCGGTCAGTAACGAACGCTCGACAAGTACCATCGGTATAGGTGCGAAGTCGATACTTCTTTTCAGGGTCAAGACGACGCAAAGCATTATTAGCAAGCATTGACATAACTTCGGCATCGTGCGAATCATAGTCATCCTGTTCACGCAGTTTTGAAATAACTGTTGAACTAGGGACAGCGGCACGAATAGAGAATTGTTGCAATGCCCAGTCAGTCGGCTCGAACTCACGGTCATCGACATTGAAAACAAAGTTACCGTCATCATTGACAGTAGCCTCGATTGATTTAACAGGCGCCATTAAATCCTCACGTTCTTCGGCAGAGCGTTGAAGATTTTCCATAGCATCATCATACGAAATGGTAGTTGCCCACCAATCCTTATGCACATGCGTACCCTTATGGAAACCTGTTCCAGTTTGACCTTGCAAGTTACGAACAAAGGAACCTTCATTCTTATCGGCGGTCATCTGTAATTTAGTGTAGTGGTTCATATCAGAACTCCCATAAAACAAAAAACTTAATACTTTAGTATAACATCTATATCGGCATTTTCAAGCCGAAACTTTAATTAAATCACTATTAAAATACTCGTCAGTGAATATTGCCTCGACGTACTTCCAACCTTCGCCGCACGATAGATAGGCGTACTCTGACCACTCTTGCGGGTCACGATCATCAGCAGATACAAAGGTGCTGTACTTGTATGGATTATATATTACATCGAAACTCATTGCCGGAACTGGTACACGGTCAACCAGATAGCCAGTTAGAAAGGCGTGGACGTTTTTGCGTCTCTCCTTAAGTACCTTTGCGCGTCCTGCCGGTTGGACTAGGTAACGCACATCCTTCAGACACACTTCGGTGTGATGCTCAACGGGCGATCCAGATTGACGGACGCTCCAAATTTTCTTGTGCAAGTTGAAGTAAACAGACACGCGGCGGTTTTTGTCGATCATAAAAATCTCCTTGTAGTGGTTGATACCTATTAAGTATACTATACTTATCGACCATTTGCAAGGGAAAACTTTAACTTTTTTTACCCCACCATCGGGGGGTGCGGCCCCCGGGACCCCTACCCCCCATCGGAGGGGGTTCTTAGTGCATAAAAAAAGGCCGCCTACCACAAAGGATAGACGACCTCCACAACAACAAGGAAAACTACTTGATAACCTGCATGGCGTTCACCATGCGTCCGTTGTAGAATGCCTTCGCATCACCGTCAGGCAATTCAACGGTCACCAACTTGTTAGAGCGTTCGCCCTTAATTTTTCCGTAGCGTAGAGTCGCATCGGAAACAGGGTGTTCTTCGATGTCTCGAACATCGACAACCGTGCCGGAATAATTCTCAGCTCGCGCTGAGTAGTCCTTAGTCAGGACACCCTTAGAATTAATGGCGTTGTCAGCACCCTTCAAGTAAGTGAAGCTAATCTCTTTTCCAATTTCAAAAGCAGTCATAATCAGACCTCCAAACATAAAACAAAATCCTAGTTACTGTTAACACTTCTATTATACAATATTTATCGGCATTGTCAAGCCTAAACCTTTAATTTTTTTCTAGAATATGAACCTTTCCCCTTTAATTTTTTTAGTGCTGTTGATGCCTCTGATCCTGCCGGTTGAGTGCCGTGAATCAATAAGGCGAAACTCTCATCCCGTAGCGATGGCTTCGCTGCGTGTGTATCGTCATGGTCAATCGCTAACCCTAATTCTTCCGCTTTCGCTTCACTGAATACGACTTTGGTTGAACGTAGATTGAATTCGTCGATTAGGTGGTCATGCGTTCCACCGTATGAGGCGGTCAAAACAAAGTTATGCAAAACAGGAAACTCGTTGATTGCAAGCCAGAACCGTAATGACTTAGTATAAGCATAGAATAGAATCTTAGGATTCAATAGTGCCACCGTATACCATGCTTCCATATACTGTTGACTGAAAAAATCACCTGCTACATGGATGCGGACAATACCAGCATTTGCCGGTAGTGATTGGTTTATCATATCTACCATCTCACCGCATGATAGTTTACGCAACATATCAAAATTGTGTTTACGTGAATTGTATACGTTGGTATACTGCACTTCTTGCGACGCTGAAAAGCAACGGAATTGAGTATGCCTACCATCTTTGATTTTACGTTTGCCGTTGTCTTGCACGATTGCCTTAGATAGACAATCCTTTGCATGAGGACAAGACCAACCCGACAACAGGTCAAGCGAGTATATTTTGCGATTGCCTTGTAGGTACTCGGCTAGTTCGGCGTCATTGGCGAGTGCTTGCGTTTTGGCATTGGCTTTACTGAATTTTAACATTGTGTTTCTCCGTGTGTTGTGATTGTTATACTACCAGTATACTATCTATATCGTCATTTGCAAGCGGAAACCTTTAAGAATTATCAGGAAATACCGGAAATATTTTTACCCCCCCAACGGGTGGCGGGGCCGCCGGGGGCCTCACCCCCCAAGAGAGGGGGAGGAAAGAAAAGGGGACAGTCCAAAGCCTGCACACGCGGCAACCTCTGAGCGATGGACTAAGTTCACTGGATTGCTAGCTAGTCCCCGTTTTCCACTCCCAACCACTTAGAAGTCTAGCACAGTGTTGTACTTCTTCTTGGCAACCTGCTTGATGTAGCAGGGTTGTCCGGTGTGTAGGACTCGTCCACTACGGGCGTCAGTAATCTGTGCCCACTGGTTGCGTTGGCGGTTCTTGGTGTTAAGGTGAGCGTCAATCTCAAGTGCGAATTGTTTAGTAGTTGCTTTTGGCATAATAATGCTCCTTCAAAAAAGTGGTTAGTGTGTAGTCTACCGTTCGTTTAGCCAGTCGATAAATCCGAGTATTAGGCCAGTGACGAACGCTAAGACTACGATTAAAAAAGGTGTTTGGTTATTACTCTGCATCAGCTTCTTCAAGTTGACGTTGAGCCTTTGCCGCCTGTTCCTTGTCGTAATTTTCAAGGTCGGTGGCTAACTCTACTGCCAGAGCGCGAGCCTTATCGAGTGGTAGCTGAACATTCAGCTTGTACTCTGAGCCGTCTGACTCGTAACCGTTGAACTTCAGTTCGACGTTGCCAGACCAACTGGAAACGTAAGTGTTGAGGTAGACTTCGTTGTTGCACTCAACATTCAGTGCGTTGGTTTTTTGAATCTTCATGTGATTCTCCTTAGTAGTGGTTAGTAAATGTTACTCTTTGATTATACTATAGTTATCGTCATTTGCAAGCCGTGACTTTAACTTTTTTCTGACTTTTTTGCCAGAGCCGGTTGGCCAGAGCCCTCGGCCCCAGACCAGTCCCAGTTGTCGGGATGGTAGAGGTAAGACAAACAGGATGGCAAGCCGTACCATCTGTACCCTACATCGTCTTACCGATGCTGTCCCTATGCCGCTATTTCAATCGCGATGGGTTTTCACCGGACTCACAAGGGCTACTGAGGCCTTAACTGGGCTGTTGTCTTACTCTCTTATTATACTATTATTATCGTCATTGTCAAGTGAGAACTTTAGAAAAATCTCAGGTTTTTTTGAAATCCCCCACCAACAGGGGGTGAGGGGGCCGGGGGCCGCACCCCCCAAGAGAGGGGGTTCGTTGTAGTCCCTGCCGGCTATCTTGGTGTGAACCGACAGGGACACCGCACAACGAAAGCTATACCTTGAGCGCGCCCGACTTGAGCATCACCAGAACATCGGCAAGGCTTGGGTTTAGGGTTTCCCCTTTATCGTTCTCAATGAGAACGTGGTCATTTTTGATCGCCTTGACCGTTCCGGCGATACCCGTTAGGGTGAACTCAACCGGCGTACCGGCTTTTAGAATTGCAGTAACCATTTATTGGTACTCCTTCATGATTGCCCGAGTTTGTGCGGATCGAGTGCGTTGACGTTTCGGGCGATTGTCCCACGCTCCCGTACCAGTGAAGTGCTGGCGGTGACCTGTTGATACTTTAATATCTTCGGCCTTAATAATTAACTTCTTGCTTTTCTTACGCATCTAAATCTAACTCCATCGCTGAGGCGAACGCCTGCATATTTTTATATAGTTTATCCTCGTTGGTCTCGTATGGAATTTCGTCACCGTTGGCGACTGCGTCACGATACTTGTTGAGGATAGCCATACGTTCAGGCGTGCCACGGCCTTCAGGCGTATCGTAAAAGATAACTGGCTTTTCACGTGCTGGAATATCAGCCTTTGCCGCTTCCACTTTGTCGGCCTGTTCGTTCAGGCGTTTCAAAGTCTTACCACCTTCACGGTCGTCGTGGTATGCTTCCGGCAAGTGTTCGTTCGGAATCCATAGACATTCTTCGATAGCGGCATCTAGTTCAGCGAGCATTTTTTTAGTTGTTTCGTTCATAGTGAACTCCCTTTGTTGTTGTTTTGTATACTAAGATTGTAGCATAGCATAAAATGATTTTCAAGCCCAAAAATTTATTTTTTGGTGATTACTTTTACAGTCCAGTTTTTTCCACTGTAGTCCATGTAATTGTCGCCGTCGCTGTAAACAGTAACAGCACCACCGTAACCATACGACGAAGGCTGTGCCTGTGCGTCGTCGTCGTGTACAGGAAACCAACGGTCGCCGCAGCAATCGCAATCAACGCCATCGGCTACGCCGTTGAAGTAGATACCATTGTCCTGTGCAATGCTGTTAGCATCGGCGGCATTATCTGCCTGAACAAATACCAACGGAGTGCCAACAAAGTGGCCAAATGAATTGTTTTGTCTAAACTTGAAGTAGCTCATAATTTTTTCCTTTCGTTATGTCTACATTATACCATAAGTTGTT